ATGCGCCACCAGCGCAGCGCTTGGCGGTCCATCGCTGCGATTTGTCGGTCGTCGAAAGACCACCAGTCCTTCGTAGGGTGCAGTTGACATCCGATCTGTAGCGTCTCTTTCGTGAGCGTGACACGCCACCCCGTACGGTCATCGCCAAGGCGCGCGATGTATATCGGTTGTAGCGTCTTGTTCTCCGCGCCGATTTTGGCCCACGCGCCGATTTTGGCCTCCGCGCCGATTTCGGCCCGCGCGCCGATTTTGGCCCCATCGCCGATTTCGGCCCACGCGCCGATTTCGGCCCACGCGCCGATTTCGGCCCACGCGCCGATTTCGGCCCGCGCGCCGATTTCGGCCTCCGCGCCGATTTCGGCCCACGCGCCGATTTTGGCCTCCGCGCCGATTTCGGCCTCCGCGCCGATTTCGGCCTCCGCGCCGATTTTGGCCCACGCGCCGATTTTGGCCCGCGCGCCGATTTCGGCCTCCGCGCCGATTTTGGCCCGCGCGCCGATTTCGGCCTCCGCGCCTATTTTGGCCCGCGCGCCGATTTCGGCCTCCGCGCCGATTTTGGCCCCATCGCCGATTTCGGCCCACGCGCCGATTCTGGCCCCCTCGTGTACGTAGATGCGTACTACGGTTCCGTCTAGGTTGGTGTGTACTCTCGGTTCCATGTTGTTCTCCACAGGTTGTCGAGCCTGAGCGCTCGGTGACGCCGCCCCGCGGGGCGGCGCTGCAGAAAGCTCAGGCCCACTTCTCCATAGTCCCGACGGTGCACTCAGTCTCGCCGGTAGCGTCGCGCACAAACCATGTGCCGCCCCAGACGTCTGTATAGCAGTGGCCGTACCCGTTGTGCCCCTGCGAAGTGACGTCGACGACGCGATGCACGCCGCTGAGCAGCGCTGCGGCGTCGTCGGACATGATCTCACCTTTGCGGGTTGTACTGTGGATTACGAGTTTCATGGGACGCTCCTTCGGTTGATGTGACGTAAAGTACGCTCTCAGGTACCTAGCGTCAAGTACCTGTGTCGTGCAAATCTCAGCGCAATAGGTGTGACGTGCTTACCTAATGCGCTGAGATTTGTGCGCTGAAAAATGAGTTCTTGTCTTGTTCCGTTTCGGGACATGTCCCACGGTGGGGTTTTCAGGGCGCGTCCCACACCTGTGACCTAGCCTAAGCGTCTGTTTCGGCGCTCTTTTCTCGTATCTGGGTCTATGGGACATAAAATATCTATAAATAAGCGGGGAGAATAAGAATGTTATATTATAACAATATGTAGGTACCTGAGTATGTTTGTACTATTTTATAGAGATACAGGGCATAGTACTGACCCAGAGGCCCACACGCATAAAAAGCACGCCGAAACAGATGCTTAGTTTGTGTCACACTATGTGGGACGCCTGTTTTTCTGTGGGTCAACGCCGTGTCCCTAACTTGCGTGTCTTGACTAATCGAATGTTTTCAGTCACATAGTGTTGGGTCACACTAAACACTACAGGAAAATGCCATGATTGACCACGCAAGCGTCCGTTTCGGGGACGAGTTCACGTTTAAGACCCCACGCGAATGTGACAACTTCACGTCCGCGCAGCGGAACTACAGTAGACGAGTGCTGCGCACGAAAGTGTCGAACTACGAGTACCGATGCATCGTGTACGATCCTCGGCACCCGCCCGCCGAGGTGGTCCGCCTGCTGTGGGAGCGCAAGCGGCGCGTCGCGAAGCCCTTCCCCGAGGAGCCGCGCGGCAAGGAGTGGCAGCGGTTCTACGACCGCGTTGGGGAGCTGGAGGTCGGGCAAGTGTGGACGCTGCCCCTGCCGTCGCCTCTCGTCTACGAGGACTACAACGCGATGCGTAGGCATCTGGTCGAACGATACCCGGATCACGGTCTTCACTTCGGGCCGCGCTTGGGTGGGTACATCCGTATCAGCCGCCCCGCGCGAGATTGACGACACGTGGTCGATCTAGTACCTTTCTGCGCATGACCGACACACCGAACACGAACCCGATCGACCGTGCCAAGTTCGACGTCCACCCGGACGTCGACAGCCGCTTCACGAAGCGCGTCCTTACGCCGCGTCTGCGGCGCATGGTGGACGCGTATGTCCGCACAGGATCGTACGCCGACGCCGCGCGTGCGAGCGGGTACAACGCGCAGACGGTGGCGAAGTACATCCGCGAGGATGAGAGCGTGCGGAAGGCGATCGGCGAGATCGTCGATCAGGCCGCGATCCTGTCGGGCGTGACGCTGGAGCGCGTGCTGCAGGAGTACGCCCGCCTTGCCTTCGTCGACATGGGCGAACTCGTCGATCTGCTGAAGGTCGGCGACGACCCAGACGCGGCGCTCACGGTCCTGTCCGATCTCCCCGCCGACGTCACCGCGGCGATCTCGGAGATCACGCTCGACCGCTCGACCAAGACCGACGACGAGGGACGTGACCACGTCACCGGCAAGCTGAAGGTCAAGTTCTACGACAAAAAGGGCGCGCTGCAGGACCTCGGGCGGATGCTCAGCCTGTTCAACGACAAGCTGACGATCGAGGACAAGAGCGGCTTTGGGGATCGGCTGGAGCAGGCGATCCGCAAGATCGAAGGGCTGACGGATGGCTAAGCCCGGCCTCACGCCGAAAGAGCTCGATCAGCTCGCAGCGATCGCTGCGAAGTGTCGCTATGACCCGCTGCTGTGGGCTGAGACGGCGTGGTCGTGGGGCCAAGGCGACCTGAAGGGCAAGGACATCCGCGCGTGGCAGGCCGACATCATGGACGACATCGCCCAGCACCTCGCCGACCCCGAAATGCGTTACCAGCCGCTGAAGATCGCCGTTGCGTCCGGGCACGGGATCGGGAAGTCCGCCGAGATGGGGATGATCTCGAACTGGGCCATGTCGTGCTTCCGCGGCGCGCGTGTCGTCATCACGGCGAACACCGAAGGCCAGCTTCGCACGAAGACGTCGCCAGAGATCGCCAAGTGGTTCAGCACGTCGATCTCGGCGCCGCTGTTCGAGATCGACACGCTCAGCATCAAGGCGAAGCAAGAGACGAAGGACATGGCGTGGTCGATGGACTTCACGCCTTGGTCAGAGCACAACACCGAAGCGTTCGCGGGTCTACACAACGAAGGCCGGATCATTCTGCTGATGATGGACGAGGCGTCCGGTATCGCAAACAAAATCTGGGAAGTCGCCGAGGGCGCACTGACCGACGAGAACACGATCATCATCTGGATTGCATTCGGGAACCCGACACAGAACACCGGCGAGTTTCGCGAGTGCTTCCGGCGGAACCGCAAGGAGTGGATCACCAAGCAGATCGACAGCCGCACGGTCGAGGGCACGAACACGGCATACCTGCAGAAGATCGTCGACAAGTACGGCGAGAACAGCGACCGCGTGAAGGTGCGCGTACGCGGCATGTTCCCAAGCTCGTCCAGCCGTCAGCTCATCCCGACGCATATCATCGACGCGGCGCGGGGACGACACCTGCCGAAGAGCGCGTACGAGTTTGCGCCGGTCATCCTCACCTGCGACCCTGCGTGGACCGGCGACGATGACCTCATTATCGCGAAGCGGCAGGGGCTGCACTTCGAGGTGCTGGACGCGATACCGAAGAACGACAACGACATCTTCATCGCGACCAAGCTGGCGCGCTACGAGGACAAGTTCTCGGCGGATGCGGTGTTCATCGACCTTGGGTATGGCACGGGTATCGTGTCCGCTGGACGCACGTGGGGGCGAAGCTGGGAGCTGATCGACTTCGCGGGCAAAGCCCCTGAGCCCGGTTACGCCAACATGCGGGCCTACATGTGGGACAGCATCCAGACGTGGATGGAAGAGGGCGGGGCGGTCCCCGAGGACGACGAGCTATACGAGGAGTTGATCTCGGTCGAGACGAAGCCGACAACGAATGGCGCGATCCTGCTACGTTCGAAGGAAGAGATGAAGAAGGACGGACTGCCGTCGCCGAACCGCGGCGACGCACTGGCGCTGAGCTTTGCCCGCCCGGTTGCACGCCGACACGCAAGCGCGATCGACGAGGCGTACCGCAGCGTTATGAAAACTGGCGCTGGTCGGTACGTGACCAGTGACGGGGAGTACAACCCGTACGCCTGAGATGGACACGCGCGCCATGATCGGGTAGTTTGCGGCAAAGACAGACGACGAGGCACCTGACATGTGCAAGGCATCGACACCGAAATACGAACAGCCGCCCGAATATTCGCGGCCTCTGGAACCTGACAACGAGGCGCTGTACAGCGAGGCGATGACACGTGCATCTATGCGCGGAGGCGGCTCGCGGCGCGGCACGATCCTGACCGGCCTGCGCGGCACGACCACGCCGCCGGTGCTGGGTGCACAGACGGGCACGCGGTCGGCGACAACACTGGGGTGATTGCATGAGCGGTGAGCAGCTGAAACAGCTCAACAGCGTTGGCGAGAGCTTGAAAGAGCTGCGGCGTCCGTACGAGGCACATTTCCGTGAGCTCGGCGAATACTTCATGCCGCGACGTTCGCGCTTCTCGGCGGGCAAGGACCACCAGTCGTCCGAGCGGGTGAACAAAAAGATCATCAACTCCCGCCCACGGTTGGCGCTACGGACCATGCAGTCCGGCGTCCACGCAGGCATCACGAGCCCGGCGCGTCCGTGGTTTCGCCTGATCCCGGACGCGCCGGGCT